GTGAGTAACCCCAGCACCCCCACGAAGAAGCTCTCCGACGGGCAGATCACCGGCCTCGGCCTGGCCGTGATCGGCATGCTCGCCGTCGGCGTCTACGGTCTGGTCATCTCCTACTGGACCGTCCGCGAGCTCGCCGAGCGCCTCCACATGCCGCTGCCCGCGCTCTACCCCATCGGCATCGAGGGCGGCATGGTCGCCGTCCTCGCGATCGATATCGTGCTGACGTGGATCGGCCGGCCGATCGGGTGGCTCCGCCAGGTCGCCCGCATCCTCGCTGGAACCGCGATCGGCATCAACGCCTACGCGGGGATGGAGCACGGCCCGGCGGCGATCATCATGCACGCCCTGGCCCCCGCCATCCTGATCGTCGGGGTGGAGGCGCTCCGTCACCACCTGCTCGTGCTCCTGGAGGTGCCGGAGGAACGCGAGCCGATCCCGCGGGGCCGGTGGCTGCTCGCCCCGCTGTCCACGGTGGCGATGTGGCGGCGGATGATCCTGTGGCAGCAGCCCAAGTACGGCGAGGCCCTGGACACGCACCTGGACCGCCACGAGGCGCTCGCCGAGTTGAAGCGCGCGTTCGGGTGGCGGTGGAAGAAGCGGATCCCCGCGGGCCTCGCCTACCGGCTGTCCGTCGGGGTTCGGCTGGAGCAGTCCACGAGGGAGGTGCGGGAGCTGCTGGCCGAGCACTACGCGCGCATGGAGCGGATGGACGCGCGCACAGTGCAGCTCATGGATGAGCACACCCCGACCGTGTACGCGCACGACGTCACCGAGTGGCACGAGCCCGTGCGCGTACCGCTCGCCCCCGGCGTCCACGCCATCGTCGGCGGGGACCGGGTGGACGGCTACCTGTCCCCCGGTGGCCGCCCTCTCCTGCCCATCGAGTGCGCGGCGCGCGCACAGGAGCACGCCCGTGCGCTCGCCGAGGGGCAGGCAGCCGTAGCGAAGCTGAAGGACTGGCAGGCGCGTGAGCGTGTGGCCGGTGTGCGCACCCGTATGCACACCGAAGCGGTTGCCGTGGCTGCCGGGGGTGCCCCGCGCGCACTGCCGTACTCCTCGCGCACACAACCCAACCAGCGCACCCACCCCTCGGCGCGCACACAGGAGATCGCCGCGCACACGGCACCTGAGCCCGCACGCACACAGCCCGCCGTCGAGCGCCCGGCCGTGGTCACCGAGCGGCTGCCCGGGGCGGCCGTGGCGAAGAAGAAGCAGGGCGCGCGCACGCGGGAACGCATCGTCGCGCACATGGAGCAGCACCCCACGCACACCGCCGAGGAGATCGCCGCGCACGTGGGGGTGACTGCTTCGACCGTGCGCAGGCACCAGACCGCCATGCGCGCACAGGAGCGCTCCGGCGCGTAGCCCGTGCCCTCTACCGGCTGTCGCCTGGCCGGGGTAGAGTGGCCCCGGGATGCTTTCAGGTAAAGCACGGCAAGGCCCCCTGGTCAGTGACCGGGGGGCCTTCGTCGTCTGCGCTACCGGCGGGTCGCAGTGGACAGCAGCGCCGCCCACTCCGCAGAGCCGAACGTGAGGTGTCCCAGCTCGCGGTTCTGGGTGTCGCGCACGGCGGCGCCGGCGGGCAGGTCGGCGACCTCCACACAGTCTTGTGTGCGGGCACCGCTGTAGCTGGACTTGCGGAACTGGAGTTCGTGGGATGTTTCAGGCATGGTCGGTTCCTAGGTCATCAGGCTGCGAATGTGGTCGCGGGTCTCCTCGACGGACAGGGCAGCAGCCTGCAAATGATCGTATACGTGCTGGTAATGCGTGATCTCAGAAGGCTTCTCCAGGTAGAGCTCCTGGGCCATGACCTCCAGGTACACCACCGATGGGTCCGGCGGCTCGAAATCAAGGATGACCATCTGCCCAGTCTCCCCATGCAGTCCTCTGCTCAACGGGAGAACCTGCACTCCGATGTTCGGGGTGTGGCTCATGTCGATCAGGTACTCCAGCTGGCCGTGTAGCTCCCGAGGGATGCGCAGCAAGGCGGACTCGTCGATGATCGCCCACAGGGTGGCGGCCGGAGAGGAGTGGAAGACCGCGCCCTTCCGGAACATGCGGGCCTGGACACGGAGGTCGAGGTCCTCCTCGTCGGAGATGCCTGACGCCTGGAGCATCGCGCGGGCGTACTCCTCGGTCTGGAGCAGGCCGGGGATGACCATGGACTGGTAGGAGCGGATACGGCTGGCTTCGGACTCCAGGCCGACGAACTGGCCGGACCCGAGCGCATCACCGAACGAAGCCCACCACCCGCGCCGGTTCCCTTCCTTCGCCAGGGTGAGGTAGGACCCCCACTCGTCTTCGGGTACCTCGTAGATCGCCAGGAGGATCTTGAGGTCGTCGAAGGCCAGCCTCTTCCAGTCTGCTTTCTCCAACCGGATGAGCTTGCTGAGGGACCACCCGCGCGCTTTCCCGGAGCGCTGCCTTGCCTCGGTGGCGACGTCATCCGCGGTCAGGCCCGCGTCCTCTCTGAGCGCCCGGAGCTGACGCGACAACCGCTTGCGTCGCAAGGTCGGGCTACCGCTCACTTCGTCACTCCGTGTGGTCGTCGGGGGTGGTTGAGCTGATCCTACGGTCCCTCCACCAGACTCAGACATTTCACGCATCCTCCGTATCGAGATGGCATGGCAGGTGAGATTCTGGCATCCATTCAAAGATGGCATTGCATTTTTTGGTGACACGGGGGCACTATGGACTCACCTGAAAGCCCGCCGGACCTCCCATCCGGCACCCTGATCAAGGAGTCGCCATGGTGCGATACCTGAATCTGTCTGAGCTGGCCTACGTGCGCCACCGCGCGTCCGAGCTGATGCGCCGCCGGCGCCGTGCCCCCCGGGTGAGGCGGTTCGCCCTGGACATTCCCCCGGCCCATGTGCTCGGCCGGGCCCTCGACGGGCTCTGTGGTCTGGGGGTGGCGTAGATGTCCCTGGACCTGGCCACCACCGACCTGATCACCAGCCTGCGAGACGCCCTCACCCTGCCCCCCGCGGCGACGACCGAGGGCATGATGCTCCGCGCGGGGATGCACACCCGCCGCACGGTTCTGGCCGCCGAGGTCCTGGACCGGCTCCTGGACGCCGACGCCGAGACCGCCCAGGCCTACCTCGACGCCCAGCTCGACGCCCAGCCGATCCAGTACACGGTGCTCGACGACGTGTGGCGGGAGGCGCTGCTGTGACCCGCGTATGCGACATCCGCGAACTGGGATCCCTGGCCGCCCTCCAGTCCTGGGCGCGCGCCCACCAGACCACGGTGGACTACGTCGGCCCCGACGCGGAGGGGCGCCCGGTGTACGTCGCCCAGCACGGCACCGCTGAGCGGGTTGCCCGCGCTGCTGGCCGTGACCCGCACTCCCACCCGTTGGTGTGGCGGTCCCCGCTGGAGAGGACCGTATGACCCCCGTGATGAAGGAGACGACGATGATGACGATGACGAGCACGCTGACCCGCCCGAACACCAGCTCGGCCCCCCGGCCGGTGCCGCCGCCCTGCCAGTTCCCGTCCCCGGTACCGGACCGGCCCGTTCCCCACCCGACCGCCGCCACGTGCGGGGCCTGCAAGGGAGACGGAGGAGCCTGGGTCACCAATGACGGGGCCACCCCCGGGAAGAACATCGGCCGGTGGGTGCCCTGCGGTTCGTGCAAGGGATCGGGGTCCGTCTGATGGGGCACTACCAGACCATGGACCACACCCCTCTCGCGCGGGCCCTCGCCGCCCAGCTGGCCGCACCCGAGCACATCCGCCGCCTGTTCGCCCAGGTGCCCCGCCACCGGTTCCTCCCGGACGTCATGTGGGGGCCGGGCCGCGAGCAGTACGACCGCACCGCCGACCCCGAGGGGTGGCTGGCCGTCGCCTACACGGACCAGGCGCTCACCACCCAGCGCGACGACGGCGCCGAGGGTGGGATGGGTGTGCCGTCCTCATCCTCGTCGGCCCCGTCGGTGATGGCGAGGATGCTGACCGCGGCCCGCATCGAACCCGCCCACCGGGTGTTGGAGGTGGGCACGGGCACCGGGTTCAACGCGGCGCTCCTGTGCCAGCTGCTCGGCTCCGGCCAGGTGGTCACGGTCGAGGTCGACGAGGGCATCGCGGCCGGTGCCCGGTCCTCGCTGTACGCCCACGGGGTCCACCCCACCGTGCTCACCGGCGACGCCGAAACCTACGCGTCCGGCGGGCAGGCCAGCTACGACAGGATCATCTCCACCTGCACGGTGTCCCGCCTGCCGTCCGTGTGGGTCCGGCAGATGCGCCCCCGGGGCCGGATCGTCACCCCGTGGGCGCCGGCCCCGGGCGCTCCGGGCGGGGTCCTCGCGGTCCTGGACACCACCGACTCCACGGCGGAGGGCCGGTTCGAGGGCGGGCTCAGCTTCATGTGGGCGCGCGGCCAACGGGAGCGCGGCGGGACCCCACCCCCACACCAGGGGGTTCCCGCTGAGAGGACTGAGCAGGTCCTGGCCGACCCGCGCGGCCCCTGGCTGGACGGCGACCAGGCGCTCCTGCTCAGCCTGCTGATGCCCGGCTGGTCCTACGGGATGGGCCAGGAACCCGACGCCACCGAACCCTACGTGTGGCTGACCTCGACCACCGACACCCCCGGGTGGGCGCGGCTGCACGCCAACGGGCGCATCGAGCAGGGCGGCACCCGGCGTCTGGTCGACGACGCGAACCGGGCCTGGGCGCTCTGGGAGAGCTGGGACCGGCCGGAGATCTCCGACTTCGGGTTGACCGTAGACCTGACCCGCGGGGTCCAGACCGTGTGGGTCCACGGGCCCCAGCACACGATCTGGTCCACCCGCAGATAGAGCCCCCGTGCGGCTGCTGGGCCCCTCCGGCGGTCGCACGGGCCAGACGGCCGCCCTTCCCGTGGGGGGAATATCCGGGGCGGCCAGCCGGGGCCACCAGATGAGGGTCTGCGTGGCCCCGGCCTCAACACGAAGCCCCGCCTCACAGTGAGGCGGGGCTTCGTCGTGTCACGGCACCCAGCCCTGCCAGTGCCACACATCCGGTGGGCCACCCGGGGCGGCGGTGTACAGCACCCGCGCCCACGGGATCTCCTCCGGGGCTTTCGCCGAGGAGTCGGGGACCATGTCCAGACCCGGTTCCTCGTCGTCGAACACCGCCGTCCACGGCACCGGCTGCCGGGTGCCATCCATCGGGCCGCCCACCAGCAGCACGTCCACCATCTCGTCCTCGTCCATGCGGGGAGGATCCCACCACCACCCCAACAGCGGGGCCCGTGGCCAGATGCGGACACACGACGAAAGCGCCCCGCACACCACGAAGGTGTGCGGGGCGCGGCGCGTCCAGGGCTTTCCCTCCCCGAACGCGTGAACGAATCATACCGTCTGAGGTGCGACTACGTTCGGTCGCCCTCCAGAGTGCGCTGCACCCACGCGGCCAGCGCGGTACCGGCAGCGGTCGCGGCGCCGAGCCCGTAGGCGGGCCACTCGATGAGCTCGCCCGGGGTGACGGTGTCCACGGTGAACGCGGCCACGGCGACAACCACGACGGCGAGTGCACCCTGGAGCAGAGTCCGAGCACCTCGAGAGCGGGCATCCCGGGCGGTGGTCGGTGCGGGCTTCGGGGCTTCGTGCATGGTGGTGGGTCTCCTAGCGCTTGACGGTGAGCTGGCCGGACACGGCGACGGTCTCCGTGGCGGGCAGGTCGCCGGAGCTTCCGCCGGTCGAGAGGTCCGCGCGGCCGATCATGATCTCCGCCTGGCGGCGGGCGAACGCCCTGTCGACCTGCTCGCAGGCGTCGGGGGTCATCCGGTCGCCCCAACCGGCTCCGGCCGCGGACCCCACGGACGCACGGGCCTGGCGGACAGCCTCGGCGGTGGCGGGCCCATAGTCGGCGTCGATCGTGCCGACAACGTCGCTGAATCCGGCGTTCTTGAGCTTGAGCTGGAGGAGCTTCACGCGTTCCCCGCTGTCGCCCTTTTTGAGCCCGAGCATGTCTGATACCTCCGTGGTGATGGCCCCGGGGGGCTTGGTGAATGTGCCGTCGGTGACCAGCGCGTACAGCGGAGATCCGGGGCACGAGGTGGAGATGAAGTCGCGGTGGCCGCGCACGGTCCCGGACACGCCGTGCTCGGCCATGAGCCAGGCACGGAGGCGGCGCACACCTTCGATCTGGGCGGCGGTGGGCCGTTCGCTGCCGCCGATCATCAGCGACACCGAGTACCAGTCGCGGTTCCCCGCGGTGGTGCCCTGCGCGGCCTGGTAGCGGGTCAGGCCCCGGCCCTCGAAGATGTGGCCGTCCACTGAGATGCCGAAGCTGTATCCGAGGTCGGCCCAGCCGTTTCCGTTGACGTGGCTGTTGCGCACGCCCTTCCAGTACGAGACGCACCCGGCGTGTGAGGTGAGGTTGGTGGCGTCGCCGTTGTAGTGGATGACCAGGCCGGAGCGCGGGGTGGCGTAGTCGGCGGGTGAGGTGGAGGACCATCCGAAGTAGGTCCGTGGGTAGTCGATGGTCACGGCAGTGCCTCCAGGGCATGCGGAAGGCCCCGCCGAAGTGACGGGGCCGAGGGTGTGGGGTAGTTCAGGTGACGGACAGGAGCGCGATGATGACCGCCGCCACCGCCGACACCACCGCTGAGATCGACGCGATGGGGATGGCATACCGCCACCGGTCGATCGCGTCCAGCCGGGCCCGGTGCTCGTCCTGCACACGGGACACGTCCGCGATCTTCTTGTCGACGGTGTCCAACCGGTCCAGTGCCCGTCTCACTTCCTGCTGGGTTTCGCGGGTGGCGTCGTAGATGTCCTTCGCGGAGACCACGCTGGCGAAGGGGTCCGTGGGCGGTATCGTGCTGCTCATCCGGGTCCCCCTTTCTAGATGGGGAGGCCGACCCGCAGGCGGGCCATCGGGGCGGGTTCGGGGGGTGCCTCGGCCGGGCCGATCCATTCCCCCTCGGCGACCGCCACGTGGGACACCCACAGCGGGTCAGGGATACGGTTCAGGGCCAGGTCCATCGCGGCGCGGGTTTCCGGCCCGGCCTCCCCGTCGACCAGGGCGAGCCCGAGGGCGGACTGTTGGTTCATCACAGCGGACTGGGTGCCGGACCCGAAGTCGCCGTCCGCGCCCCACGGCGACAGGTCTTCGCCGAGGTCGATCAGTTCGTTTTGGAGGTCGGTGACATCAGATCCCTGGTCGCCGATGCGGAGGGTGGTGCGCCGCCGGAACCGGTACCCGGTCAGGTCCAGGGTGCGGCCCACGTCCCGACCCGACCAGGTGTGGACGCGTTCTCCCACGGTGGTGTGGCCTGCGAAGGTGCGGCAGGTCAGGTCAGAACCGTCGTATCGCAGTTCGATGCGCAGCCACTGGCCGAGGGGCACGGACGTCCCGGTCTCGGAATCCCACAGGATCGCGTTGGCCGCCAAATCGTCCGGCTGGAGTCTGGTGTTGATGTTGGTGCCGGACCCGGACGGCTGCACGGTCAGCGCCACCTCCGTGTCCGGAAACGCCCCATGCCAGCGAACCTCATTCGCTCCGTGCCCGGCCTCCCCCAGCGGGGGCATCCACACGTACCACCGGACCGACCACGCCCCCGAGGAGGGCAGGTTGACGCGCAGCCGGGGAGTGTCCTGCCTGTGGTGGCCGGACTCGATACGCACGGACGGCAACCCGTGCACGGTGTGCACGTCGTCGTAGACCGCTCGGCTCCCAGGGGCGGCGATGATGACGGTGCCCGACTCAGCGCTGGTGGCCAGAGTCGAGTTCGACACCTGCACACCATCGTCCCCGGACAGCCGGTTGTCGATGAGGATGCTCACTTCACCATCACCTGCACCGTCAGATCCGACGCGGACCCAGAATCCACCACCACACCGACGGTCAGACCAGCCCCGTCAGCCACCATCCACGTGGGGGTCACCAGCACGGCCGGGGCTGCGGTGGTCAGCACCAGGGTTTCCTCGGCGGTGTGGGTGCCGGTGTCCAGGTCGACCGTGTACACCGTCGCGGTGATCTGCGACGACGTGTCCAGTGTGGCGGTGGCGCGGATGTGAGCAACGGTCTGGGCGCGGCCGTCCAGGTTCGCGACGACATGAGGGCTGGTGTGGTCCGAGATGGTCCCGGTGGCCACCCACGGCATCGGGTGCGCGCTGGACACGTACTCGCCGCCGGCGTCAGCCTCCAGGTCCGCGATCCGGGTGCGGAGCCCGTCCACGATGTCGGGGTAGGACGTGGTGAGGATCGTCCACTGGTGGTCGGTGGGGTCCGCTTCGGGGGGCAGGGTTGCGGGGTCCTGGCCGATGAGCATCCGCTCCACACCGGACGGGCCCCGGAATCGGGGGATCCGCCCGTCGCCGAGGGTGGAGATGCTGGTGGCTGCCTCGCCGGTGGCGTCGAGCAGGTCCAGGATCCGGTCGCCGGTCGTGTAGTCGTACAGGTGCAGGGTGGTGTTGGGGGTGAGGATCGCGTGGTAGCCCAGCATGGACCCCACCTCAACCTGGTCCCCAGTGGCCACCACCACGTCCGCGGGCTGGTCGCCAAACCAGTACCGAGCCATGGGGCCACCTCCTCTCAGGAAATGTCGTAGGTCCACCCGTCGAGGGCGAACCAGGTGGGGTTGTAGCCGTGCCAAAGTGTGATCTGCCCGGACTCGGTGACGTTCCGGGAACGGATTTCCAGCCGGACCGACCACCCGGCGGAGGTTTGGGACGCACCTCCCATATGCCGCACATACGCGCCTGGGCGGATCGCGGACGGCAGGATCGCGAAGTAGTCCCCGCTGGCGATCGACCCGCCGTCGACGCGAGCCACGGTCCCCCGCAGTTCCACACGGCCCGGCCGCACCCACCGCCATGACGGGGACCAACCGTGAGCGGGGGTGGTGTACCGGCCGGTGCGCAGCGGGATGGGCTGCCACGATGTGGGGTAGGTGCCGTCAGCGGCTGTGACCCACTGGCCGTCGTGGTAGTAGACGAGACGGCCGGTGTCGGACTCGTAGATGGTGGTGCCGGGGAGCGGGTTCGGGGGGCGTGTGCTGGAAGTGCAGGCCAGCGCCCCGGCCGGGTTGAGGTAGGTGCGCTCGTCCACCAGCTCAGTGATGGACCCGCCACCACCCCCGCGTCGGCACCGCCACACCGGCAGGTCATAGATGGCGTCGGTGCGGGTCAGGGACGGGATCTGTGGGTTGGAGGCCGCGGTTCCTTCGATGACGTGCGGAAGGATCTGGTGTGCTGCGACGTCGAGGCGGGCCACCACCCGGTACAGGCGCGGCAACGATGAGCTGTTGGTGGGGATGCTCACCGACTCGGTGGTGTCCGACGCGAAGGCGTACCCGTCGAGGACACCGCGGCCGGTGCCCAGGTCGAGGTTGTTGCCGGACACCGACGCGTCCAACGCGGTTCCGAAGGACGGGTCGAGACCGTCCTGTGTGGCGGCCGTCAGGGAGAACCGGAAGTCGGACTCGTAGGTTTCCTGTTCGGTGGTGCCGTCGGGTTCGTAGTCGTGCGGCCAGGACCGGAACGCCATGTCACAGACTCCTTTCAAGCGCGCCCACGGCGCGGCGTAGCTGTGCGATTTCCCGGTCCTGCCGGGTCTGGTAGAGGCCACCGGACCGCCACCCGACAGTGGGGGTGATGGTGAGGGTGCCGTCCCGCCGGTTGGCGTCGATGGTCACCGAGGTGATCTGGTCGGTGTACGCGGTGCCGGGTTCGGGGTGGATGGTGACCCGGTCTCCGAGCCCGTACCCGTGGCCGTACCGGAGGCGGGGCGTGTCGGCGAGGGTGGCCTCGATGATCCCGGCCCGGCGTGCGTCGGCCAGGGCCTGGTCTCCGGCCCGGTTGAGGGGGCCGTCCTGCTCCTCGGAGCGCTCGTCCACGAAGGTCTCTGCGGCCATGCGCCACGCCTGGACGGCGGCAGAGTCGGAGCGGCGCCGCAGGTCCCGGGCGTTGCCTTCGCCGGGCCCGCCGACGATCGCGTGGGTGGCCTCCGGCATGGCGTCACGCCACCGCACGCTCTGGAGGTTGCCCAGCTCGTGGCTGAAAACGGCGTTGGGCCGGTCCTCGGTCTCCCACACGTCGAACACGATCGCGTCGCCCTGCTGCTGGCAGGAGATGCCCAGCCCGGACTCGCCGACGCACGCCCGGACCACGTCCAGGAGCGGGTCGAACCGGGCCCTGTGGCTGATCTCCGGGCCCCGGCCCAGATCCGCGGCCACCGTGACCTCGCGGGCCAGCGGGGCGGCCGGATCCCGGCGGGCAGCCACCCGGCCCGTGCCCACGTTCGCGTCCACGTACCCCTTGATGACGGTCTCTGCCGGTCCGGTGCGCCGGTCAGCGACCAGCTGCACACCGATGTCCCGGTCAGGGGCGGGCCACGCCAGCATCGCTGCGAGCAGGCCCATGTCGTCGGCGCCGGACACGGTGATGGTGCCCGGCGATGTGGCGGAGGTGCGTTCCCGTTCGGGGTCCTCTACCGACCCGGTGAGGATCTGCTCCTGGTCCAGGGCGGCGATGATGCCCCACCCGGGGGCGACCCGGTCAGCGGCGGTGGCGTCCATGGTCAGGGACCAGGTGGACACCGACAGGTGCGACAGGGTGATGGAGGCGCTCTCCCACGGGAGTGGGCCCCGGCGCCTCAGGTCGGGGTCACGGGAGTAGATCTCCAGGTTGCGGATCACCAGAACACCTCCTCACCATCCGGCTTGGTAGCGGGGCCGGAACGACAACCGAAGGCGGGTTTCGCTGGTGGCGCCGATCATGGTGGCGACCAGCCGGGTCCGGCCGGGCGGGATCGCCCACAGGTCCGGGAACCCCTCGAAGGCGTGCCACCAGTCCGTGCCGCTGCTGTCCACCGCGGTGAGGCCGGTTTCCGGGGCGATGTCCGGCGGCCGGCAGTCCACCGTCACGGTCTCCCCCACCGGCACGTCCTCGGAGAACCCCCACGTCTGGCCGGTGTCGGCGTTGGTGATGATGGGGGTGCCGGGCCCGGTGATCTCCCACACGGGGTAGGAGTCGGCGTCCCCGGGGCTGGTGATCGTGGCGTCCCCGCCCACCTGCGAGGAGGCCACCCGGAGGGGGTAGATGGGGAAGAACGCGCGCGGGTCGGAGGCGAGACGCCACACCAGCGACTGCTCCGGGCCGAGGAAGTACGGGTCGGGCGCGTAGAACTCGAGGTTCTGGTGTTCCTGCCTGCTCCACATGAGGTCGTCGAGGATGTCCTCGTTCGGGTCCAACCCCCCGTGGTAGACGGCCGGGATGTCCCGCCACTGCCCGGAGGGCAACTCCACCCGGATCCGGCCCATGGCCACGTGGCCGGGGCGGCGGTGCCGGGTGGACGCCACCAACGCCCGGTGCGCCTCGAGGTAGGCGCCGGGGTCTTCCCCTGCGACCACCAGCGGCACCCTCATCAGCCGCGGGCTGTCCCTGTAGTCGGCCAACCGGACGGCCCCGGAGGCGGTGCCCTCGGTGACCAGCTCAGGGACCACCCGCCCGAACCCGTTCCGGCCGGTCACGGACGTGTAGGCGGCGCCGTCGGTGAGAGGGAACTCCTCCCCGTCCGGGCTGACCCACACGATCCGTTTCCCGGGCGGTGTCGGCACCTTCGGCCACACCCGGGGCGGGTCCGGCGGAATGGGTGGGGGCACGATGATCAGCGGCATCTACTCACCCCCTCCGGCCGGTGCGCACGCGGGTCTGTCGGGATTCCTCGGCACGCTGGAGGTCCCGCCCGGTGGTGAAACCCGGGACGTGGTGCACGTGGTAGTGGACCTCGGTGGGGCCAGCACCAGCAGCGGGCACGGTGGTACCGGACAGGACCTCGACCAGCCGCTCAAAGTTGGCCGTGTCGCGGGGCGCTAGGACCCTCTCCGGGCGGCGGGACAGGTTCACCCCCACCTCGCCGTGCTCCAGGCGGCCGCCCTGGTCGTACTTGCCCGGCCGGCGGATCGCGATCGGGTTGGGGTACATGCCCCGGTAGGAGACGGTGGCTCCGGTGTAGGGGGCGTGGATCAGGCGGCCCGGACCGGCAACACCGGCGACGTGCCCGCGGTGCGGGAACACCAGGTCTCCGGGCCGCTCCTGGCCTTTGGGGACGGCCTTCCCGTAGTTGATCTGCGCATACGTCACGCGGGGCAAGCTGACCCCGGCCTTGTTCCACCCGTACTGCATGAGGCTGGAGCAGTCGAAGCCGCGGATGCCCGCCCCGCGACCGAACCCGTACCCGGGGCCGCCGGGGCCGCCCCCGCCCCAGGAGTACGGGACACCGAGCTGGCTCTTCCAGGCGGACACCACGGACCCGCCGGACTCCATGTGCTTCTTCCACTGCTGGGCGGCGTCCTCAGCGATGCTCGCGGTGAGCCCTTCGATCATCTGCTGGAGCTTGATACGGGTGTCCTCGTCGTGGTCGTTGACGACCGTGGCGGAGTCGGGCAGCACCGCACCACCGCGGGCGAACCGGCGGGGTTCCCCAACGGCACCACCGCGGGCGAACTTGAGGTCGCCGCGGCGGATCAGGTCCCGCATGGCGTACACGGAGTCCTGCCCGCCGAGCATCTGCACCTCGCGGGCGGTCAGCACGTGCTCCCCGTTGGAGAGCAGCGCACGGATGCTGTCCGAGGTGCCTGTCCCCGGGCCGATGACCGATCCACCATCGGCGTAGGCCAGGTACTCGCCCCCCGAGGCTGGGGCGGACGACTGTGTCCACGTGCCCTTGGCGGTCACCTCCACCGCGGTGTCGACGTTGCTCTCGACGTTGCGCAGCATCTCGTCGTACTCGGCGAACTGCTCGTCGGTCAGCCCGACCGTGTCCCGCAGCAGTTCCAGGTCCTCACGAAGATCTTTCTTCTTCTTCTCCAGGTCCTCGGTAGAGGCCTCGTTGGCGATCATGGTCTGGACCTCGGCGTCACCCGCGTCGATCAGGTCCAGGATGGCGCGGTGGTTGGCGATACCGGCCTCGGTGTGCTTGTCGGTCGCCCCAGCATTCTGGGTGACCGTCTCCACGGACCGCAGCAGCGTCGAGTTGTAGTCCAGCTCCGCGCTGATGGATTCCGCGATCGAGCTGTTCAGCCGGTCCACAGACTCCCGGTACTGGTCAGCGGCCTCCGACGCGGTCACATACGCGCTGACCGTCTCCTCGGTTTCGCCTGCCACAGCCGCAGCGGCCTCCGCGCCGGCGTCCATCTCGTCAGTCAGCCCGGAGGTCTGCGACGCCAGCAGCGCGATCGCTTCCAGTTGGGTTTCGTCCATCTCCGAGAGGTCAGCCTTCTCACCGAGGAGCGTCTGCACCGCCTCGGTCAGCTCCTCCGTGGTGGCCTTCTCGCCCGTGTTGAGCGTGACCAGCCCGTCCTGCGTCGCTGCCATGTGGTCGGAGATGGTGGTGAGTGCCTGGCGGGCCTCCCCGTTCTCGAGCACAGCCTCGGTCAGGCGCCCCTGCTCGATTCCGAGCTCGGACGCCACACCGAGGAGCCCTTCCTCCTCCAGCCGTTGAGCGGCGTGAGCGGCCGTGGACGCGGTGATCGCACCCTCAGACGCGGCGAGCACACCCGCCCACTCCTGCTCCTTCGCGATCTGCTTGGCTTTCTGGTCCAGCCACATCGCGCCGAGCCCCAGCACCGCACCGATCGCGATCCCGTAGGGGCCCGTCATCATGGTGGCCAGACCGCCGATACCGCGCTGGAGCCGGTTCGCCCCGCCGGTTCGGAGTTCCTGCATCTGGCCTCGGAACTCGATCATGCGGGGGCCGACGGTGATCAGCGCGCCGGTCAGGAGCGCCAGGGCCCCCACACCACCGCCGATGCTGGTCACCCACTGCTTCTGGCCGTCGTCGAGGCTCTTGAACGCGCCCCCGTAGTCGGTGACCTTCTCCGCGGCTTCGCCGAGGATCGGCAGCAGCGACTCCCCGATCGAGATGCCCGTCTCCGTGATGGCGTTCTTCGCCATCTGGATCTGCGACTCCGTGGTTTCGTACCTGGCCGCGGCCTCCTCGACCAGGGCCAGGTTCTCCTCCCAGCCCTCGTTGCCGACCTTTAGAGACTCACCGACCAGATCGCTCGCCCCGGCCATGCGCAGGAGTGCGTCACGGACGATGATCTCGCCGAACCCGAGCCGGTCCAGGGTGCCGACGACGTTCTCGCCTTCGGCGTTCATCTCGGCCAGACCGTCCACGAAAGCGTGGGTGGCCTTCGCTGGGTCGGCCTCCCACGCGGCCGAGAACTCCTGGGCGGACATGCCGGACACCTGGGCGAAGTCCTGGAGCTTCTCTCCGCTTTCGCCGACGGCGCTGTTGATGTCGAGCAAGACCCGGGACACAGCGGACCCGCCGCTCTCAGCCTCCATACCGACGCTCTTGAGCGCGGCGGCGAACCCGAGAACCTCCCCCTCGGTGAGCCCAACGGTTTGGCCGGCGCCCGCGATCCGCATCGCCATTTCCATGATCTCGGATTCCGTGGCCGCTGAGCTGTTGCCCAGGGCGACCAGGGAGGATCCGAGCTGGTCGACGTTCTCCTGCGGGGTGCCCATGATCGAGCTGAAGCGCGCCATCGACATGGCGGCCTCTTCGACGGTCATGTTGGTGGCCACGCCCATCGCGGCGATCGTCTTCGTGAAGTGCAGGATGTTCTGCGACTCGACGCCGAGCTGCCCGGCGGCCGCGGCGATCGCGGCCAACTCGGAGTGGGTGAGCGGGATCTGGAGCGCCAGGTCCCGGAGGGACGACTCCAGCTTCTCCAGCTCTTCGGGGGTGGCGTCCAACACCTTCGTCACGCCCGCCCAGTCCGACTCCCACGAGATGGCGGCCTGGGCAGACATACCCAAACCAGCGGTGATCGCAGCTCCGGCCACGAGCATCCCGCGGCCCGCCGACTGGAAAGCCTCAGCGCGGCGGGCGGCGTTCTCCTCGACCTCGGCGAGGGTGCGGTCCATGTCCTCCTGGAGCTCACGTTCCAGCCGGGCCACAGCGTTGTTGGCGTCCTCGACGCTGCGCTGGTACTTCTCCATGGCCCGGCCTGCCCGGTCCAACCCTTTTTCCAGCCCGGCCGCGTTCGCACTGAGGTTGATGCGCAGATCACGCTGCTGAGAGGACACAGAGCCACCCCCTCTACTCGTGTTTGCTCAGGCGCACCTTCGTGCCGGGCGGGATGTGCTGGTGGACCTTCGCCAGGTGGGCCTGCCGCTCCCCGATGCGCTGACACCCGGGGCAGGCCGACACCGTCGGCAGGTACGCGGTACGGGATCCGCCGCGATCCGGGTCCCACTCCTCAGCCCGCGTCCCACACCCGCTGCACGTCTCCATCTCGCGGATGTGCGCCCACAGGGCCAGGTCGCGGTCACGCTTGGGCCAGCCCAGGAACGCGCTGTGCGAGATCCTGTAGAACCGGGCCACCTCGAGCTCGAGGCTCAGCGCCGGGTCGCGGTCGATCCTTTTGGGGTGGCAGGGTCCAACGCCCGGACGCGCCCGTTGATCGCGATGGCGAGGTTGAACAGGTCGTTGCGTTCGCCGGTGGACAGGTTCTGCTGCACGAACTCGGTCCACTCGGCGGTGGTGAGGTCGCCCTCCACCGACGCGAGGAACACAGCGTGCAGGTACTCCTCGTCGCGCTGGCGGCGGACCTCGTCAGAGTCGTCGGCCTCAGCTTCGGGGTAGGCGTCGCCGAGGTCCTCGAAGGCGCCCGGGGGCAGGGCCCGCAGTGTGATCTGCTCGTAGCAGGCGTCCCGCTTCTTCTCGGCCGCGTCGAGCAGCTTCTTCGCCTTCGCCGCACCCTGCTTGTCGTCGTCCTTGACCGCCATGGCGGCCTTCCGGGCAGCCGCGAGGCCCTGCTCCGCCGCCCGGGTGTCCTCCACCGACGCGACCCGACACGGGTAGGTGGCGACCGGCCGCTCCCGGGAGAGCAGCCGGTCCTTCAACCCCGCCATCAGACCGTGTCCGGGATCGCGACGGACTCCGCGGGCTCCGCCGGGATCGCGAAGGACACCACGATGTTCGCGACCTCGGTACCCTCCGTGCTGATCGACTTGCCGAGGGAGGAGACACGGACCGGCCACACGTCCATGGGCGAGCCGACCTCGTCACCGCCGTGCATGATCACGATGTAGCCCTCGGTACCCCGGGGCAGAACCTCGCGGACGTCGGCGCCCCCGATGTCCTGGGGCAGGGTGAGGGAGGAGTCCTCGACCGTGGTCCGGCCGGGAATGCTCGGCGTGAAAGTCGTGTGCAAGGGGTTGTAGGTGACGTTCGCGCTGGAGACGGTCCATCCGGAGGAGCCGATGACCTCGCGGGTCAGGTCGGTGCCCGCGTCCAGTTCCGCGCGCAGCGGCTCCTGGACGTCCTCGATGGTCGGGGCGAACAGGATCGTGGTGACACCGGCGTTGATGAACTTGTCGGTGACGTCGATCGGGGAAGCGGGCATCGTCAGCTCTCCTTCTTCTCAGCGGCCTTCGCCGTGTTGGGGGTCCTGGCCGGAGAGGTACCGGTGTCGGTGTCGACTCGCTTCCAGCCCTTGCTCTCCCAGAACGGCACCGCCGACGGGGGCGCCTGGTAGGTGCGGTTCGCCTTCGGGTGGTGCAACTCCACCGTGATCTTCCTGCGGGCCATGAGACCCCTCACTTTCCGTATCCAGCCGCGCGCGCGGCCTCGTCGACTGCTTGGTTGACTGCTTCCACGACCCGGCGTCCGTGCATGTCCGCGGCCGGGACCAGGAACGGTCTGGTGGACTGCTCCACCCACACGTTCCGGTTTCCGTGCACGGGATGCCGGAATGTGCGGTTGCCGGTGATGCCCTCGTGGGGGCGTGCGTGCGGGGCCTTCGCCTTCGACACGACGATGGACACCCCGGCCTGTTTCTTCGTGAAGGACGTGGCCAGCCGGAGCGCGCGCGGGATGCGGGTTGACCAGCCGGCCCGGCGCCGGGCGTCCGCGAGGACGGGCTGCCCGGCGGCCTTCATGCGCGGCCGCAGGCTCTTGCGCAGATCGGCGGGGAACCGGCCGTGCTGGCGGATCATCCGCCGGATGGCGTTGCCCGTCCGCTCCAGCGGCACCACTTCGTCGGACACGTCTCCCCCCTTTACCGGCTGGTCATAGCGGTGATGGACACCAGCACCTCAGCGGTGACGGCCGGGCCCGACTCGGTCTGGGCCTGCTCCCACACCGCCACCGACATCTGGGCGTGCAGACACGCACCACCGAGACGGCGGTCAGCCAGGAGCGCGGTGTTCATCGCGTCCACCAGCTCAGCGACCCGGTTCCGGACCGCCTGCATGTCGGGGTCACCGCGCTCGGAGGAGGCCAGACACACCAGGTCGTAGGTCTCCTGGTCGCGGGTGGCCGCCAAGTTCTGCCGGGACTGGCTGATCTCGGTGGTGGGCCGGACCGGGCTGTAGCCCACGACGATGAGGTCAGGGTCCATCTCCACGGCCGGTTGGCCGTCGATGACCTGGACGCCGTCCGCACCGAGGCCGGGAGCGGTCCGGAACAGCTGGAGTAGCGCGTCGATCACGTGCGGGATGCTCGTCGTTGAGGACATCGGTCACCCCACCAGCGGTTGGTCGGTCGGCTCTTTGCCGAGGCCGAGAAGCTCCCGGACCCGGTACGGCATGGAGTAGGCGGTGCCCGGCAGGTACGACCCGTCCGAAGCGCCGGCCTGCGGGCGGGTGTTGCCGCCCGACCCTCGGTTCTGGGAGTTGGTCCACAGGTGGCGGACCAGCTCCAGCCCGGCGAGACGGATGTGGCCCGGCACCGCGGCGGCGGTGCCCGCACGCCCGGCCGTGTAGGACACCTCGGCGCGGCCGTCGCCGGTCGGGGCGGCCACGACTCCCTCCGGGGAGAGCAGCTCCCACCCGGGGGTTTCGACGGACAGGACCGGCCGGTGGTGGAGGACCGCGCGGCCGCCGGTGACGGTCACGGTTTCGGTGGCGGCCACGGCCAGGACCTCGCCGATACGGGCCCGGATCATCTCGCACGCAGCGCCGATGAACCCGGGCAGCTCGGATTCGGACGTCGAGGTCACCATGTTGAGGTGCTTCTTCACGTCCGCGACGTCCACGAACGGGTCAGGTGTCGCCGTCAGCATCCGCGGCCTTCTTCCGTCGGGCGGGGCGCTTCGGCTTCTCCGGGGCCTCCACCGCCTCGAACAGGCTGGGGTGCTTGACCACCAGCGGGTCCGTGTCCGGCAGCACCGCCCCCTGGGCAACCACACGCTGCCCGGTCGCGAACGTTTTCCGTGCGCGCTGCACTGGCTCTCTCCTCCCCACAGCGAAGGGCGGGACCATGACGGCCCCGCCCTTCTACCTGGTCGTGTTAGGCGGACTGGACCTGGAGCAGCCGGAACGCGTTGGCGTCCAGGACGTCACCGCCGACCCGCCAGTGAGCGAACCAACCGACCTCGCCGGTGGGGCGCTGGTTGGCGCCCTTGACCAGCGGCTCGAACTGGACCGTCATGCCGATGCGGTCCACGATCAGGTACCGGGAGAAATCCCCCAGCAGCAGGATGTTCGCCCCGTCCGCCACGGCGGTCGCCATCTGCGACGCCTCGTGGACCGACCGGCCCAGCAGCTGGCTGGGGGTGTCCATGCCCAGGTCCGCCCAGAACGCGTGCGTGGGGCCGGACCCGGTGGCGAACTGGCGGGTCAGGAGCTGGATCGACTCCGAGGACAGCCACTGGGCGTTGCGGCGGTGGCGGGCCGGAATGGCGCCCTTGAGCGCGTACACGTCCTCCACCGCGTAGGTGGACGCGGCCGCGGTCTCCACCACCGACCCGGACACGGCGGCCACGGCGGTGACGACACCGCGGGGCTGACCGGTGCCGGACCCGGTGGCGAACGCGTTGGCCTCCAGGTTGTCCTTCGCGTCGGCGAGCAGCATGCCCACCTGAGACGCGATGCCGGTGTCCTGGGTGACCTCGAAGGACCCCTGGAGGTAGGCGGCGGCCTTGTGCGGGGTGGCGTCGGGCTGGGTGAAGCTGGGGGAGGCGTCAGCGGCCTCGTCGCCCTCGGCCAGCCACTCGGCGGTGACCCCGGCGGTGGTGATGCCGTGCCAGTTGTCGCCGGTGATGCGGTCCACCCGGGCGAGCTGCCGGATCGGGTTCGTGGACCCGGCGTTGGTGAGGATCAGGGTCGGGTCCAGGTGGAACGGAACCAGGTAGCCGCCGTTGCCGTCGGTGAGCGACATGGCTGCGCGCATCGCCTCGGCCTCGTCCTGCGGCAGGTGGTACGGCTGGGCGCCGGACAGCACCTGCTCGAACGCACGGGTGTAGGCGTCCGACCCGGTCATGAGCATGTGGCGGGCGATGCGGCCGTGGCGGTCGTTGCGCTCCACCATGCGGGTCGCGTGCTCGCGGTGGGCGTCCTCGACGTAGTCGGGTGCCTGCTCGATGGCGTCCAGGGCCCGGGACCGAAGGTCGGCGGCGGGCACCATGCCGGAGCGGACCGCGTCGAGGTTGTCGAACGGGCCCTGGTTGGTGCGCACGTGGACGTCCGTCCCGCCCGGTTCGGTGGAGCGAGAGCCGCCGGCGGTCTGGGCGCCACGGATGCGCTCGATGAACGCGGCACGCTCGGCGAGCGGGACCCGTTCGGTCTCCAGCTCGCCGTGCTCGGTCTCCAGCGCCTCGAACCGCGTCGCCTGCTCCTCGTCGAGGTTGCCCTCGGCGAGCTGGAGCAGCTCGGACCGGATCTCGGGGAGGCGTTCGTCAATCTCCTGAAGTCGGTTCACAGCAGGATTCCCTTCTGCATGAGTCGGGCCCGCGCTTGTACGCGGGTCAGGGACGGTCCCGAGTGACCAGCGGTCGGCTCGTCCGTGACGGCCCCCTCCACGGGGGTGTCGGTGTTGGCTCCGGCCCCAGGCTCTGGGGTGGTGACCGTGGTGGTGAGCGCGGCGATGAGTTCGGCCCGCTCCTCCTCGCTGAGCCCGCCGAGGCGGTCCACGAGAGAGCGGACACCGAGGATCTCGGCGCCCTCATAGGCAGGGATGGGGGTCGGCCCGTACTCGGTGAGACGGATCTCAGTGCGGGTGACCGTGGGTAGCTCCCCGCCACGGCGCGCGCGGGGCACCCGGGCGGGGGTGGACTGGAGGAACCGGCCGGAGAACGACTGCCCGCGGATCGACCCTTCGCGGATCGCTTCGAGGATCTCGTCGGCGAGCGGGGTCCGGTGGTAGCGGGTGCGGGTGTAGAGGCCTCGGCCGTCCACGCGTACCTCCAGCGGGGACCCGATCGGCACGGACCCGCGCTCGGACGACTGCCCGTGCAGGGTCCTGCCGTGGTTGTAGAACACCGGCAGGCGGGTTCCCCGTTCGGACACGGTCTTGTCGAACGCGGACCGGCCGATGACCTCCATGTAGTGGCCGTCGGCGTCAGAGATCTCGGTCGGGGTGTCGAAAACCGCTGCGTAGGCCTCGACGGTGCGGCCGTCGCCGTCAGAGACCACCGAGATGTCCTCCAGCGGGAACGACCTGGTGAACAGGTGCGTCACTTCGGGTCCTTCGGGTCGACGGTCTCCACGACCGTGGGGACAGAGTCAGGGCTGATGGGTGCGGACTTCGCCGGGGCACCGGAGCCGTCCGGTTCGGAGTTCGCGGGCCGGAGCTGCACGCTGTAGAGGCCGGAGTGCTCCAGCAACCGGAAGTTCTCGGCGGTGACCGCAGGGACGACCGTGTCGGAGTCGTATCCGGCGTCGATCAGGGCCCGAATGGTCTGCGCCTGCTTGCCCTGGATCTCGGCGCTGTCCTTCCGGTCCTCCCGCAGGAAAGCCACATCCCGGTCGTCGTACCAGAGTTCGGCGCCGTCGGGTACATCCACGATCGATGACAGGGCCTGGGCGGCGGACCGCCACAGGGGGCGGATGGTCTGGTCAGCGAACGCCCGCCTCGCGGACGAGTAGTTCGAGTAGGTGGCGGCCTGGAGGCCCTCGGAGAACCCGGCGATGATCGGCGGCACTCCGGCCGCCGCCGCGATCCGGGTCTCTCCGGCGCCCTGCGTGGAAGTGAAGGTGAGCTGCTGGAGGTTGTTGCCAGCGTTCGTGATGGTGGCGCCGCCGCCGATGAACATGGTCTTGTACGCGTTGTTCGCGCCCTGGTGTTCGGCGTTGAACTTCGCCATGAACCGCTCGAACACGTCCGGGGTGACGTTGCTCGGCAGTGTCGCCACCAGCCCGGACACCGCGCCGTTATCGAAGTAGCGGAGCTTGTGCGTGGTCGCGGCGTTGTCCGCGGTCATCTCGCGGGAGATCGGCGTCATCCACGACATGCCGCGCTGCATGAACATCGGGTCAGGGATGGGCGCCCAGTGCGCGACCTCTCGCGGCATGAGCAGGTTCTCGTCAGGGACCCCGGCCGACGCCCCGTGCGGGTGGTAGATGTAGCCGAGCAGCTCGCCGTCGATGGCGTCCCCGGCCAGTTCCGGGTCGGTCTCGGAACCCACGACGATGGTGACCCAGTCCGGCCGGAGCCGCCGGAGCTTGCCGCCGCGACGGACGACGAAGCTGTTGCCGACCAGGTCGACGTCCTGAATCATCCGGGCCAACAGGTCGGTAGTGTGCCCGCCTGACCACGGGTTGCGCAGGAGCGCCAGGTCGTCATGGCCCTCGTCAAACAGGTCGCCGGGGCGGCCGTCCTTCATCTGCCGGAACAGCATCCGGGCCTCGGTGAACACCTTCATCCGCGCGAGGTTGCACGCGAACACCGGGCCGTTGGCCTTGTACACGTGAGCGGCCTGGAGGAAGTCCGCGCATGGCTGCTCCTCGCCGCGCATGTTCGGGCCCATCGCGGCGGACGACCAGCCCATGGGGACGTCGATCTGCCCGCCGGACCAGTCCCCCATCAGGGACCGTTCGCGGGCTCGTGCGCGGGCGCGGCCGAACAGAGACGGCATCAGGCGTCACCTCCGTCCGGGCTGTCGTCGTCGAGGTCGACCAGAAACAGGAGCGCGGCGCCGGACAGGACACCGCCGGCGGCGAGACCCCACCCGACACCGAGCTCCAGGCCGACACCGGCCGCGATCGCGGCGACCGCCAGGACCAGGCCGAGGCCGACCAGGGCGGGGCGGCTCATCCGTACATGACCCACGGCTCGGACACCTCCTCTTCGTCGATGGGAGGCTCACACGCCCACTGGTGCGCCATCACCGCGGCGATGGCCAGGTCGATTTTCCGGGGTGAGTTCCGGGAGTCCTTGCGGAGCCGGGCCCCGCGGCTGTCGGTGTAGACGGTGCAGTTGTCGACGTGGCGGGCGAGCCGCTCATCACCGGAGTGGGTGAGCTGCCCGTTGAGGACCGCCTCGTAGAACCGGGCGGTGGCCGGGACCATCCGGGCCGGGGACTGCGGGAATTCGACGATGGGCAGGCCCTCATCCTCGAGAACCTGGTACGTCCTGCTCCACCGGTACGGGTCGCACGCGATGAACTGCACGTCGAACTTCCGGCAGGCCTGCCGGATGGCGTCCTCCACCTGCATGATGGGGACCCGCCACTCCTGCCCGGCCTCCGCGGGCTTCTCCCAGCACTCGACCACGTCGAGGTGGGGGTGCTGGTTGTCGTCGCCGAGTTCGACAGCGACCAGGGCGGTCGAGTCGTTGGAGAAGCTGCCGTCGAAGCCGAGGACAACGCGGGCGCCTTCGGGGATCGGCCGGCGCTCTTCGCACGCTGGCCAGGTTCCGGCGGGCAGCCACGCGGTCGCGGCACTGACCCACTGGTTGCAGCGCTTGGTGCGCCACTCCGCTTCGAGGGTTTTCAGGACACCGGACTCGAAGTCCTCCTGGGCGACCAGGTCGGCGAACCCGGGGTTGGCTTCCCGCCAGGTGTCCGGGGACCGGTGGTCGGCGTCGGGGTCCACCGGTTCCCACCAGCCCATGAAGAACGACGGGTCGCTGATCTCGCCGGAGGCGACGCGCTTCCCGTACTGGTACATGCCGTAGCACAGGGAGTCCTTACCGGTGGAGTCCGCGCGCACCCCGGCCGTGGTGATGCCGATCATCAGCGGTTCGATGCGGGCACCCATGGCCAGCGCCATGACGTCCCAGAGTTCGCGAGTCGGCTGGGCATGCACTTCGTCGAACAGGACGGTGGTGGGGTTCAACCCCTCCTTGGTGAAGGCCTCGGCCGACAGCACCCGGTACACGGTGCCGGTCGACTTGACCTCCATCGTGTCCTTGTACAACTTGATGGCGTCCGCGAGGTCGGGCTCCATCTCCACCATGCGGCGCGCGGTCCCGAAGACGATCCGAGCCTGTTCCTTGTCGGCCGCACACGAGTACACCTCACCGCCGGGCGGACCGGCCACCAGCCCGTGCAGGGCCAGGCCCGCGCCCAACGCGCTCTTGCCGTTCTTGCGGGCCACGCCCACCAACGCCTGCCTGTGCCGGTACCGGCCGTCCGGCCGGCGGGCGTACACGTGCTCCAGGAGGTGGCGCTGCCACGGGCGGAGCTCCATCGGCGAGCCGGACGGCCCGGCCACGGACTCCTTGGTGATCTTGCACAGGGCCTCGATGAAGTCCGCGGCGAACTCGCCGTCGCCGCGGGCGAGGTCGGCGGCGGGTACTGGGGTGAGCCATCGGGGCGGCCAGGCGTCACGCGCCACGGTTCCCCCTCTTCGCGAGTAGCTCTTCGAGCTTGGATTGGCGTTTGACCTCGGCGTATCCGAGACGGCCGCGATCGCTGGGGTTGAAGCCGCACAGGCCTTCGAGATTGGTCATGTGCGACTCGATGACGCGGATGGCGCCGACTAGCGGGTTGATGCGGCTCTGTCCCATGGACCCGGGCACCATGTAGCCGGTGGCGTCCAGTTCCGCGCGGAGGGTGGCGCGTTCGTCGTGGTACTCGCACAGGCGGGTGAGCACGTCGAGGTCGGTCTGCGGGGACAGCCACGCCTGACCGGCGGTCCACAGCCGTTCCCACACCGCGCGCCCTGCCGGGCGGAGGGTGGCCGGGGCGGGCGGGATACCGTCGGCGGGGGCCAACGACGCGGTGTCCGACTTCGCGGGCAGCGACTCCTTGCCGGGGTTGCCGCGCTTGCGCTTGAGCTCGGTGGGCTGTCTCGGAGGACCAGGCACAGTCACCCCCTGTCACCGTGGGGCCGGTTGGTGGGGCCCTGAAAAAACGGTTCTAACTCCCGGCGATGTGCGCGGTGGGGGGGCACGGGTCACCCACCCTGGCCCTGACCTGCGACGGTGGGGGCACCCCCCTCCCCTCCGCCGGGCCTGTGACCTGCACAAACACTGTGTTCAGCGTTGGTTGGGTGGGATCCAGTCGAGGTTGGCCTGCCGGGAGAGGTTGCACGGACGGCATGACGGAACGTAGTTATCTAGGGTCGTCAACCCGCCTAGGGACCTAGGCACCAGGTGGTCAGCCGTGGTGGCAGGGGCCGGGCACCAGTGGCAGGGAGGGGAGTCGGCCAGCACGATGTCCCGCAGCTTGCGGTGTTGGTAGCCGAGACCGCGAGCTGCTGAACTTCCGCGTTGCTGATCACGAAGCTGTTGTCGAGCTGCTTCGCACCGACCACACCTAGACCCACGCCGGGTCAAGACCCCGCACTCCAGGCAAGGGCAGCGTGCCACGGCAACCTCCCATGCTGTCGGCGCGTCCTACTCGGAACCCCAACGGAGGAGTCTCCATGTCCTTGTCGCGTGTACTGCTGGCCGCTGGTGCGGTCGTCCTGCTGGCCGGATGTACCCCTGACCACGAGTACGACCAGGCGGCACACGAGGCTGCCCTCGAAGAGGCCGGGGTGGAGGTGACCGGGGACATGGACACGATCACCGACGCGTTCACCTCGGCGTGCGAGTCCGATGACCCGGGCACGTGGACGGCGGGGTTCTTGCGGGACGGCGGGGATGCGGACACGCTGCTGGTATCGGTGGACCACCTGTGCCCGGACCGTGCCGAGGAGTTCGCCGACGCGGTGGAGGGGCTGGTGGAGTAGGTGCCCGTCCTGTCTCGACGTGCTTACCCCCCAGCAGCACGGAGACAGGACGGACGTGGGGCGCCCGGCAGGGTGAGAGTGGTAGCCGTCAGGGGTGCGGCCTGGGGCTGCCGGGCCGGTCTTAGAGCGCCGCGCGGACGGCGCAGTCCTTAGCTTCGAGGAGCTTGCGCATCGCGGTCGTGGTCTCGGCCCCGGCGGGAAGACTGTGGTGGACCCAGTGGGCGAGGTCAGCGAACGGGCGGCTGACGTGCTTTAGGTGCGCGGGCAGGTGCTCGTACTTGAAGTACTTGAGCATGTCGTTCGTCGGGGACGGGGTGTGCTCGGGGTGGTCGCCGGGCGTGGCCATGGTGTCCTCCGGGAGGGTCGGGGCATGAGGAAGGCCCCGGGAGCAGGTGCTCGACCGGGGCCTGAAGGTGTTGTGGATACAGCTCCGCTACTGCTGCGAATCCGTCAGCAACAAGATAGCACCTCGTAAGGGGCTTTCGCGACTCACTCCTTACGGTCTCTCCAGTGGACTCGACGGCGGGCTTCGGCGGTGTAGACGTCGCTCATCCAGAACCGCCGGGGTCGGCCCGAGCCAGGGATGGGCCGGAGCTGCTTGCGACGGACCCAGGTGTCTACGGTGTCCCGGCTGACGCCCACCTCGACGGCGGCTTCGGCAGCGGTCACCGTGTAGTCACCCACGCGACCGGCAGGCGAGAACGCCACTGGGATGTCGTCGCCGTGGTCGCGCGGGATGACCCGGCCACCGTGCGGGGTGCGGTCGGTCACGCGGGAATCCCTTCGAGGGCGGCCCACTGGTGTCGCCGGTGGTCGGTTTCGTCGTGGCAGGAGCAGGTGGTGTCGTCGCACCGGCAGGCGGCCGAGGCGCACACCACCAACCCCCGGTCGGGGAGTTCCCGCAGCGACCGGGCCCCGCAGATCGGGCAGCGCACCCGAAGCTGCCGGACCTCTTCGGACTCGCCGCGGGCGTGCTTGATGCGGGCGCGCATCCGGCGGACCTCGGCGGTGACGTGGTCCAGGAGGATGTCGTCGGCGCCGATCCGGCTGAGCAGGTTGATGATGCGGCCGATCCGGGTGGGGACGGTGCGCGCCGGCCGGATGTCGGGGGCGACCCGTTCGAGGACGGCGTCCTGGAGGTCGCCGATCTCGTCGCCGATGTCCTTGAGGACGGAGGGGATGGTCAGGTCGATCGGGGACGGGGACGCGCCGATGGGTTTGAGGCCCTGGCGGAGCTGGGCGAAGGTCTCGTCGCGCTCGGCTCGCCAGCGGGCTCCGGCGGCGATGAGCTGTTCGGGTGAGGGGCCCCAGCCGGGGGTGCGGCGGATGGACGCGTCCCACGGCATGGTGGCGAGGTTGGCGTATTCGTCGCGGAGGGCGGACAGGGCCTCGTAGGCGGCGGTGGTGCGTTCGTGGGCGTAGGCCTGGATGCTCAACTGGTCCCCCTGGAGCGGTGGTGGTCGGGTGGTGGTGGGCTACTTGATGCCGAGTTCGCGTTCCAGCTCCCGGATGCGGTCGGCCTGGGCGCGGAGGCGCTTCTCCTGCTCGCGCGGGTCGTGGCCGGTGGCGGTCCGGGTGATCGCCCCGTTGAACGCGCGGGCGGGCAGGGCGACGGGCCAGAAGAAGAGGGTGATCGTGGTGGCCGCCTTCACGTCTCCCAGGGCGAACTTCTGGTTGAGTTCGCCGGCCACGCGCTCGTTCGGGTCGCCGTGTTCTTTCCGGGCGGCCGCCCACGCGCGGGGCAGGTCGCGTTTGGCCAACCACCAGCCGAGGGCGAAGTAGGCGGTGAGGTAGGCGAGGGCGCCGAGGACGATGGTCATCCGGTGGTGCTCCTGTCGGTGGTGGGCCCGGGGCGCGGACGGGACGCCCCGGGGCGACGAGGTGGGTCAGGTGGTGTGGGGGTGGCCCGGCCAGGACCCGTCCGGGCTGCCGGGTGCGAGGACCCGGTACTCCAGGTGCCAGGGGCCGCCGGGGTCGCCGTCGCGGTCAGACGGGATGTTCGCGAGGACCAGGCGCTCGCCGATACAACCCCGGCAATAGCGGGTGTAGGACCGGCTGCCGGGCCCGTTGAGGATCTCGATGTCAGCGTCGAACTCGTGGCAGCGCTGGCAGTCCTGCCGGGCGTGCGGGTAGGGCAGCGGGGTCTTGGGGGTCTCGCTCATCGGGGGTGCTCCTGGTCAGAAGAGGGCGGTCTGGACGGGCTGAGCGGGCTGGGTGTGGCAGGTGCACGAGCACACCCACCGGCAGGTTCGGTTGGCGAGCCACACCTCGACCGGTGCGGGGTCCAGGACCACGGTGCCGTCCGCGTGGGTCAGGTACGTCTCGGAGACGGTCACCTGCTGTGCCTGGCACCGGTCGTGGTCCCCGTGGTGACAGTGGCCGGTCGGCCCCCACTGGCAGGCGCACGCCGGGGGCTGGTCGGGGTGGCTGGTGCCGGTGCGGCGGGACGCTCGCCGGGCGCGGGGCGGGGCCAGAGTGCTCACGTGGTGCTCCTGTTCAGAAGAGGGTGTGCTGGGCGGCCCAGTCGGGGGCGGTTACGCGCGCCCACGCGGTGTCGGTGCGCGGGTCGTAGTGCGGCCCGTACTCCACCGGGAAACCCAGGTCCGCGGCGACCGTCACGATGTTGCGCATGTCCGGGAGAACAGCCAGCTCCTCCCACACCACCGGGTCCGCGTCGTCGGTGTGGCGGATGGACACCACATCAACCCGGCGGCCGGCCACCTCCCGGAATTGGGCGAACTCCAGCAGCCAGAACCCGTCCGGCCAGTCCGGTTCGGGGGCGGCCACACAGCCGGGGCAGTGAGGAACCTTCGACCAGGCGGGGGTTCCGATCAGCCCCACGTATGGGAGCCCGCACATGGTGTGCCCGGGGTGGTTCGGGTTGGCGCGGTGGAGGGTGTTGGGGCCGGTGGCGGCGTACTCCCATGGGTCCCACAGCCACGCGGACGGCGGGAGTAGGTCGGGCCGGTCGGCGGGGTCCGGGATGAAGGTGCGGTGGAGGGCGGCCATGCGGTCAGCCATCGACGCCTCCAACGGGTTCGGGCCGGGTGTCGGCGGCCAGCTGCTCCTCGGCGCGGACGGGGTTCGTGGTCGCGGCGAGCTGGGCGCGCAGGTCGGCGTTCTCGCGGCGGGCGGTGTCGCGTTCGTCCCGGTACCGGTCACGGACGCGGCGGACCTGGTCGCGGTCGGCGGCCAGGGCCTCGCGCAGGGCGTCGCGCTGCTGGCGGGCCCGGGCGCGTGCGGACTTCAAGGCCAGCCGAAGGCGTCCGATCTCGGAGTCGCGGCGGTCGATCTCCTCGTCCCGTTCGGCGTCCCGGGCTTCGAGCTCCTCGCGCAGTCGGCGCTCCCCGGCGGCCACCTGGTCCTCCAGGGCCTCGGCCCGGCGGCGGAGACGGACGATCTCGGCGTGGTGCTCGACGATGAGCTGACACGCGTCGTCGTACTTCGCGCCCATGATCCCGGCGTCGGCGCGCTCGGAGTTGACGCGGGCCACGGTGGCGTCGATCCTGGCGCGCTGCTCGGGGGTGAGGTGGTCAGACACGGTCGATCTCCTCGGCGGTCAGGCGGCGGGCGGTAGCGAGCGCCTCGTCGCGGGTGCGGGCCGGGATCGGGTCGTAGTCGCGACCGGCCGCGAGACCGATCCGGCTGAGCTCGGGACACACCTCCCAGTGGTCGCCCCGGCGGCCGATCCGGTAGCGGCCGACGAGGAAGTGCGTGGCGACGGCGAGGTCGGCTTCGAGCTCTTCGAGGCGGGCCTCCAGGGTGGCGATCTCGGCGCGGCCGTCCCGGCGGCCCTCCTCGCGGGCCTTGGCGATCCGGCGGTCGGTGGAGGCGTGGCGGCGGGCGTTCCTGCCGTTCGGGGTCGGGGTGGGGTCAGCCACGGCGGGGCTCCTTCGGCAGGGTGGGGCGGGTCCGGTGCTGCTTCGGCGCGAGCACCAACTCGTACCCGAGCGCCTCCGCGTAGGCGATGACGCTGCCCAACCTGGGGTCGTGCTTCCCGGACTCCCAGCCGTGCACCGTCGGGGCGGCGGTCAGGAGCCGGTGGCCGAGCGCGGCGACGCTGATCCCGCGTTGGGCGCGGGCGCGGGCGAGCTGGTCGACGATCGGGTTCGGGCGGCGGTTCACCGGCTGGCTCCCTTCAGGGCGAGGGTGAGGTGCACCCCGAGAGCGGTCGCCCATTCGGCGACGGCCTCCACCGGCGGGGCGTAGACGCCGGTCTCCCAGTGGCTGATGGAGGTGGGGCCTCGGCCCATCCGGTGGGCGACGGTCGCCTGGGTGAGCCCGAGGTCCTCGCGGCGCTGGCGGAGCTGGGCGACGATCGGGTGGGGTCGGGCCTTAGCCACGGTCGCCTCCGGTCTCGTCGGCGATGACGTGCTCGTAGATCGCGCAGGTGACCTCGGCCTCGACGACGGCGGTCAGCCCGTGGTCGGTGCGGGGCGCCTGGGTGCGGATGGCGTCGGTGAGGTACTCGACCGCCTCGAACAGCGAGCTGAGCGGGGACAGGGCCTGGTCGTGGCCGATCTCCTCGGCGCCCTGGACCACCCACCACAGGATCTCGGCGGGGATGGTCACCGCCATGGTGTCGTCGTGTCGGACGGCGAGGGACACCCCGGACGCGATGGCGCGGGTGGCCTGGAGGACCTCGGCCCGGTAGGGGGTGTGGGGTGCGGCGGCGATGATGGTGCTGGTGGCGGTGTAGAGGGGCCCGAGTTCGACGGTGGCGGTTTCGGGTGGGTGGATGAGGGCCATGGCCGTGTCCTCCTGGGTGGTGTGGGATCCTGGGGTGGTGGGGACCAGCGCGGCAGCAACGCGCTGGTCCCCGTTCGTGTGTCGGGTCACGAGGCGGCGGGCCACGAGCAGGACTCGTGCCCCTTCTGCTTCACGTCCCGGTGGGGGCCGCAGTGCTTCGGGGAGCGGGCGCACGTGTGTTCGTGACCGTTCGGGCACCGGGCGGCGCAGAGGGCGGAACGCACGGGCTGGATTCCGTGTGCACGGACGGCGGCGGCCGCAGCGAGTTCCCGGAGCCAGGTGGCGACCTGCCCGGCCCCAACCCCAGCCCGGCCGTCGACCTGGCCGCGGCCGTCGTAGCTGACCCGGGCCACGAGCGCGTAGTCGGCATCGCGGGTGTCGAGCAGGCGGCGGAGGCGGTCGACCTCTGTGCGCAGGGACCGGCGGTCGGCGGCGGCCTGTTCGGCGAGGGTGAGCGCGTCGGCGGTGGCCTGCTCCAGGGCGGCGATCTCGTCGAGCAGCGCGGGGACGTCCTGGCGGGCCGCGGCGATGAACTTGGCGTTCTTCCGACCCTGCGCGTCGCCGGACAGCTCCACGGGGGGCAGGTGCGGGGAGACCATGACCTGTTCCGAGGGCAGTGACCTCCAGCCAGCGGCCCACGGCCCGGGGGTGGCAGCGGCGGCGCGGCGGCGGATGGCTTCGAGGTTCGGGCGGGGTTTGGCGGGGTTTGGGGTTTGGGTTGTGGTCCCCGTGTGTGTGTTTCGTTCTGACGTCATTTTGTCTACCTATGTCCTCTAGTGTCTGTTTTTGTTTCTTCACGCATTGGGTTTCTGGTCTCTAAACCCCGCTAAACCCCGCTACTTCTAAGGAAGTAGGTTCTGACCTGGGAAAACACCTGGCGGGGTTTAGGCGGGGTGTGGATTCCTAAACCCCGCCACCCACACCCCGCCGGAGGGGCCCTTCCGGGGTGTTCTCCGAGGTCACCGCCCCGGGCGGGGTTAGCGGGGTTTGGAATCCGCCAAACCCCGCCACACACCCCGCTACGCATGCGCCATCTCCCGCTCCGCGGGCGCCTCGGAGATGACCCGGTCGACGTAGTAGCGGAAGATCTTGGTCTTCTTGTCGAACACCGACCGGACGGTGTACTCGCCGTAGAACCGCCCGGCCTTGCCCGTGAGCATCTTGCCGAGCCCGCGGGCGGACGGCTTGGACCCGTCGGCCTTGGTGAGGAAGGCGCCCTCCCACGGGTCATCGGCGCTCGGCCCGAACCCAGACCACGCGGTCTCGGCGCTCTTCAGCAGCTCCACGCACGTCTTCGGGTTCGTGGTGTACTTCGAGTACCAGGTGGCCAGGAACGCGTGCCACTGGGCGCCCTCCTCATCGTGAGCGGCGAGCTGGTCGGCGTTGGCCATGAACCCGGGCACACCCATCCACTCGGTGAACCCCGCCATGGACCGGGCCCACCGGCGGAAGTTCCTCATGCTGCGGTCTGAGCTCGGGGCGCCGGCCACCACCCAGGCGCGGGCCAGCACGAGCAGGTGGTGGAGTAGCTCGGCGAGGTTGGTGGAGTCCTCCAGCCACTCGCCGAGGTCGGGGATGGTGAACCCGGTACGCAGGTCGGGGTTGGGGACGCGCGGGTCCAGGACCACGAGCACCGTCCGGCTGGGCATGTCTCCGCCGAACGACAGGTTGTTGCCGGTCACCCACCAGGACCTGTCGTTGGGGACGCCGATCTGGTTGCTGCTCCCCAGCTCTCGGTCGGACCAGGCCGCGGACGTGAGGAGCTTCGCCAGGGTGGGCTGGTCGACCGAATCGAACTCGCCCACGTTGTCGAACACCACCACGGGGTCGGAGGACGTCTTCAGGGTGGCGGTGATCGACTTGCGCAGCTCGGCGTCGTCCTGCACCCACGGCCTGCTGGTCGCCCCGAACAGCTTCGAGGGGATGTCCGTGAGCAGGGTCTTGCCGGACCCGGGCGCGGACGCTGACACCGCGCCGAGCGGGGCCAGCCCCCCGACGAACGGGCGGAGCAGCGGCGTCATCATCAACGCGACGAAGTTCGCCCGGCTGCCCCCGTCGGCCCATGGGAAGTCCGCGAGGACGTGGTCCAGGACGAACGTGCGGGCCCGGTCGACGTCGGCCCCGCTGGGTAGGTGCGGGACCCGGGCCAGGTCTCGGACCGGCGCGTAGTAGAGACGGGTCGCGTCGTCGTACCCGGGGTCCTGGAGAACCGTGCCGTCCGGTCGCATCACCGGGGCGCCGACGACCCCGGCGAGCGGGCGCACCTTCGGCCAGTGCGTCTCGGACAGGGCCGCTTTCGCGATGCTGACGGAGGGGGAAACGGGTGTGCGTTTGATGGTGCCGTCCTTCTTCTCGCTGGTCTTGTACAGGTAGGCGTGGCGGGCCAGGAGCCGCCGGAGTGCGTCCGCGGTGACGTCGACTACGGCGAGCGGGAGCGTGTTCTCCTGGGCGGCGAGGACGTCGCCGGACACCTGCACGATCTGGGACAGGGCGCCGTTGCGGACGTAGGTCTCCGGGATGGTGCCGTCGCCGATGAGGTCGGTCAGGCCGAGGATCGCGTAGGGCTCGTGGGTGATGTCGAGCTCGGGACGCTCGGTCGGGGTGACGCCGTGGGAGTCGAGGACCTGGCCGACGATGTCCGCGCCGGACGGGGCGGGGGTGTCGGTCATCGGGTCCCCCGCCTCAGGCCGGAGCCGATGGTGCCGTGCTGCGGGGACCGTCCGGCGTCGCGTTCGGGGATGCCGAGCTGGGCGGCGGCGGCGGAGAGCGCAGCGAAGGCGACCTGTTCGGAGATCTCGCCCTTCGCGACCATCTCGCCGGCCTTGCACGAAGCCCAGTAGAGCGAGTTGTTGCCGTTGCCGTCCTCGGCCTTGAGGACGGTGTCGACCAGGCCCTGCAACCGCTTCGACGTCAGGGTGGTGAACCCGGTGCCGGTGGCCAGACGGGGCGCGGGTGGTTCCGGCCGGAGCCGGGCCACCAACGTGGGGTGCATCGGGGCGAGCGGCGCGGTCGGGTAGTCCCACCGCCACGTGTACGGTTCGCCGGTGCGCGGGTGGATGCTCGGTGAGGCGACGATGTACCCGCCGTCGGCCTTGCTGTCGATCTTGCGGCCGATCTTCCCGGCGCCGGACATCACGTACCCGCCCGGGTGCTCGTACAGCAGGTGCCAGCCGCCGGACCCGGTGCGCTGCGCACAGGTCTCCGGGAGCAGCCCTTCGGCCATCAGGTCGCGCATCGTGTCGAGCCCTTCCGGGGGGTCGACGTCGACGACCGCGATCCCGCTGACCTTGCCGGTGCGGATGGCGAGCAGCCGGTCAGGGTGCCCCGCGAACATCGCGGCGACCCGGTCGAGGTCGGTCGTCGCCGAATAGAACCCGTGGCAGGTGAGGCACCCGCACGCCTCCATCTCGGCGGGGGCGCGGTGCGCTCCGGTCCGGCACGTCGGGCAGTTCGCCAACGGGCTCTTGCCCGCGGACAACGCGAACACGTGCCAGCCCCGCTCCACGTAGGTCATCGCGGCGTCGCGGCGACTCATGAGGGTGGCGGTCAACGGACACCCCCGGCCCTGCCGGTGGGGCGGATCTCGTGCTCGGCGCCGATCGCGGACTCCACCGCGCGGGTGAGGTCAGCGGCGGCCGTCGGAGTGTCGGTGTGGATGGTGACCTCGCTGGCGTCGGCGAGCAGGTCGCCGAGCGGGTGGAGGGCCCACGGGCCGATGCCCGTGATCTGCCCGGTGATGATCAGGTCGACGGGGGTACCCGGGGTGAGACCTCGGATGGTGCGGCGGGCGGCGCGCGCGTCGGCGTCGGCCAGGAACCCGCGGTTGGTGCGGACGGTGATCCGCGCGCGGACGGTGATGGTGGTCAAGATGTCCCCCGGGGTGTGGTTCAGCGGCGGCGCTTGCGCGCGGTGAGTACGGGGGCGGCGGGCGGGCCGGACACGGCCGTGGCGCGCGGTTTGCGCGGTCGGGGCGCGGTCGGGGCGGCGGGCTCCTGGAGGCTGGCGGCGACGATCTGGGCGAGGTCGTCCTCGGTCCACGCGTATCGCCCGCCGATGATCCGGACCGGGATCGCGCGGGCCTTGGCCTTGCGCTCCATCCACGCCACGGTCACGTCGAGAGCCTTCGCAGCGTCCTGTACGCGGTAGATCGCGGGGAGTCCGGTGCTCATCGGGGCCCCTCCTCGCCGAACCAGAGACCGTCCTCGGTGTCGAGCAGGGTCCGGAGGCGGGAGTAGGTGGCGGGCTCCGGGCGGGCGTGGCCCTGCTCCCAGGCGTAGACGGTGCGTTCGGCGACGTCGAGCTCGGCAGCGACCTGGGCAACAGTCAGGCCCCGGTCGTAGCGGATCCGGCGAAGACGCGCGGCGGCGGGCGCGTTGCGTTCCCGTCGGGCGTCAGCCGTGGTGACTGTGGTGCTCATGGCACGAGAGTATGCAACTTTGCATCACTATGCAACTGATGTTTCCTAGAAGCTGCATAGCTACATGGCTACTTCCGGCCAGGGTTCATGGCAGTCCCAAACCCGTGACCTGGGCTTCTTAGGTGACCTTGACCAAAGATTCATCCGGGTGGCTATCGGGATTGCACAAGACTGCATACGATCGGAAGCTATGAGCGATCGCACCCCCACGGAGCGCGCGATGAACGCCCAGCGACAGGCCCTAGGTCTGGACTGGCGAGGCATACACACCCGCGCAGGCAAGAGTCACAACACCCTGAGAAACGTACGCCTAGAGGAGCGCGTAGACCCCGAAACCCTCCACGCCTTCGATGACGCACTCGGGTTCGAACGGGGTTCCCTCGCCCGCGTTCGAGCCACCCAGGACCCGTCCGCCGTCCGCCTGCTCGACGACCCCGCCCCCACGGGGTACGACAGCACGGCTGCCACGGTCGAGGGCGCCGAGTGGCTCGACGAGCGGCCCCTGGAAGGCGGCGGCGTCGCCTGGACCCTCACGCGGATCATCGACGGGCGGCCAGCCTCCATGTCCATCGCCGATTTCGACTCGACCCCCATCGACGTCGTCCGCCAGGAGCTGCGGGAGGTGATGAACGAGGCAGAAGTCCGCCAGCGCAGGCGGCTCGCCCGAAAGCGGTAATCACTCTCGGTACACAGCCCCGGTGCGCGTCGGCGACGGCGGCGACGCGCCACCCAACGCTGGGTTTACCCAGGTGCGGTAAGATTTTTCGAACAACGGTTCGCATAATTTAGTACACGCTTGATCTTCCTTTGTGACCTGTCCCACCAGTAACCTCATGTCACTGACCGGGTAAAACTCGGACAAGTGGAGGAGGGGCAGCACCACCCATGACTGAGTCGAGCCAACCCCCAGGACCCCAGTCCGCCCAGGCTTTCTCGTCACGTACCGTGAGATTCTTTATGTGTGTCGCCGACCGCCAGGACCGCGCCGTGGCCATAGAGCGGTTCGACGAGCCCGACGAGCAGATCGTCATCATGCACCTGCGCCGCGCCATCACGGCCACCGTGGCAGCCCGCCACGGCGTGCTCCTGCTGGACCGCGCCGAGCAGATCCCCTGGCGCAGCATCTTCCACGTCCCTCTGCACATCCCGGACGAGGACCTCCACCGGTGCCTCCCCCCAGAGGTGCAGAGGATGACCGCCACCCCGGACCAGATCCCGATGGAGGTCCGGCTACACCCCGAATAGGAGACCCCTGTGGCATATGCAGAACCCCGTGGGAACCGCCAGTGGCGGGCCCGCTACACGAAGGCGGACGGGACCCGCGCGTCCAGAGACCGCCACCCCGACACCGGGGAGTACTTCACCAGCCGCCGGGCAGCCGAAGCGTGGGGAGACGCCGAGGAAGCCCGCATCGCCGCAGGGCTCCGGCCGGCCACCCTGGAGAGCGGGAAGTCCCAGACGTTCGGGCAGTGGGTGAACACCTGGTACGTCCAGCAGGACCTCGCACCCTCGACCATGTCGGCGTACCGGACGAACATCGAAGCGCGGTTGCTGCCCTACTTCGAGGACGTGCCGCTGGCCGAGATCACCTCCGCGCGGGTCACGGACTGGGAGCGGCGCCTGAAAGCCGAGGGCCTGTCCTCGGAGACCATCCGGACGTACCGGGGGGTGCTGTCCGTGATCCTCGCGGACGCAGCCCAGGAAGGGCTCATCACCGCGAACCCGGTCTACAGGCCGAAGGGGCGAGGGAAGCGCGCCGGGAAGTCGAAGCACCGCGGCCCGGAGAAGGCGATCGCCAGCCCTTTCGAGGCACTGATGGTCGCCGAACGGGCGGCCGCCCTGTCCGGCCGCGCCGACGAGTTCGTGCAGACCATCCTCATCGCCTACGCGGGGCTCCGGTGGGGTGAGACTGTCGGCCTCCAGCGCCAGTACGTGCGCATGGCCCGTCTGCGGGTCGAGCACCAGGTGTACGAGCTGCCCGACGCGACGTTCGTGCTGTGCCCGCCGAAGGAAGACTCGTACCGGGATGTGGACCTGCCTGCGTTCCTGACCGACCTGCTGTCCGAGCACATGGTGCGCCGCCGGTCCTCCCCCACCATCCTCCTGGAGGACGGCACGGAGGTGTGCGCGTGCGCCCGGCCGGGCTCGGACACCCAGCCCCACCCGGGTGGCGCGTTTGTGTTCACCGGCCGGCCGACGAAGAGAGCGGCGCCGGGCAAGGCCAGGAAGAAGGGTGAGGACCCCGGCGAGCGGATGACCCCGCACTGGCGCCGGAGCGGGTTCGCCAGCTTCGTGTTCACCCCCGCCACCGAGGGGTTCTACCCGCCGAAGGCGCCGTTGCCCCGCCGCCCGGTCCCGGTCAGTGGCGAGGCTGTCCCGGGTGAGCCGGTGCGCGGTCGTGGATATCAGGGTCGCGCTGATCGGAAGTGGGACCCGGTGGTCCCGGACCTCACCCCGCACGGGCTGCGGCACAGCCACAAGACGTGGTTGGTCGAGGACGGGGTGCCGGAGGTCCTGTCGCATGAGCGCCTGGGCCACGAGATGGGCGGGATCGCCGCCCGGTACACGCACATCACCCAGGAGATGCGGGACCGGATGTTGGCGGGGTTGACGGCGCGGTGGGAGGGCGCGCTCCAGGCCCGGTTCGAGATGGACCCGAACAGTTCGGTGCCGATCGTCGACGGCCTGCTGGCTCCGCTGCGGGAGGAGGCTGCGCGGACAGAAGTCGCGCAGAAATCCCCCCAGAATCCCCCCAACACGAAGGGCCGCCCCCTTCGGAGACGGCCCCTGCGTGTGTCTTGA